CATGTTGGAGAAGAGGAGCCACCTTACGAGAGATAAATAGTCCGTGGAGACCTGCGAGAACTAATGGGACTAAGTGCTACCTTAGCTAAGAATATTGATAAGATATTTACTAACGACATTGATATAGCAGAAACATATGCTTCTATATCTGGGACTGATAGTAAAGAAATTGATGCCTTTGATACCAAGAATATTGGTAAAGGTAATCAATTTATGTTGAACCTTCATACTGATAATCGTCTAGCATTTATGGCTAGAATTAAGAGTAAGAATGAAAGAAATTGGTTAACTAATAAGATTGGGATACATTTTGACAAGCATCAAGAGCAAGTTATTGAGGCATTAAAACCATACCTATCGGATCCAGAAGGAGAATACGACTGGAAGTTTGAAGAGAAGCAAATTTCAGGACTCATGAGTAGTGGTCCATGTTATATAATCGGACCAGCACCAAAGGGAAAGAAGAAACTTGAATTTGAAATTGCTTTTGCTGCTAAGGGTATAACTGCTGGTGGTAAGAAGCCTGACCCTCATGAATTGATGACTGCGTGTCTTATATTGAGGCAGCAACATGTCGATTTCGCTGCTATTAATAGAGGAAAGGATTCGTATAATAAGTTTAAAGAAATAGTTGATGATCTATATGGGATGGCAGTTAAGGTTGTAGGTAGAGCAGGTATGAATGGATTCTATATGGATCCTAAGGGACGGACTGAACCAGACCTGGTTAACCTAGCAAAGGCTGTATCTGTATCCAATTATATTGTAGAAAAGTTAGAAGGTACTAAAGTAAAACAAGTATGGCAGACTGGTACTGCTTGGGCAAAAGAAATTAAAAAGTATGATGTATCTAAGGATGATATTAAACACTACAACTCATCTGATATTATTGTAAAGTTTGAAGCATCAGGATCAATGCATTACTGGGGTATATCCTTAAAGAAAGCAGACATGAGTAAGGATGAACCAACCTTACTTAACAAACCCATGTATGGTGCTAAGGGATTCATTCAAAAAAGGATTCCATCTACTGAATGGAAGAAAGTAGAAGCAGCAAAGAAAGAATTCTTTACAGGAGCCATGAAAATTAAACATGGTGACCAGTATAATGGAAAAGATATTGATAAGATGGGTATAAAGGACATACTTAAGGGAGCAAATAAAAGTTTCTCAGGTAATGAGAAAGCAGATATGCTGACGAATCAAAATGATTATAAAGGTAACGTGAACATATACTTCAAGACAATGGAGAAAGTGTTCATGGATAACTTTGATGGTAAGAGAAAATTCTTTGAAGACTTTTTAGATACTATTTTTAAAATTAAGTTAGCAACATACCTTAAGGATGTGGTCTTTCACTTTAGTTTAATCACTGGTTATGGTGATTACAAACCTGCTAAGGGAGGGATGTTGGTGGATAAACCCAAGGAGCAATGGCACAAGACTACAACAGAAGTGTTTAAATATATGTTTGGTGATGAAGATAACACTAAGTTTAGATTGATACCTGGTATTAATAAGAAAGGAATTGCACAAGCCCAAGCATATCAAGAGGGTGCATCTGCTGCAAAGTTATTTTTTGAGATGAGGATAGGTAAGCAGAATAAAGAGCATAGTATAGTAATGTTAGAGGTCAGATATAAGGGTGCCTTAACTGCTGAGCCTCAGTTCCAGGTCTTCATGTCCATGAAGCAGAATGGATTTAAAGATGTGTATGATAAGATGGCTACGAAGATGGCTAAGGGACCCAGATGGTAAACTGGCACAGTGAAGGTTTAAATTAACGGTCAGACCTGCTATAATATAGGTATAGACAGGGATTTTATGCCAAACAAACACCTAGAGCACCCAGAAGATACTATCTTTGAAGGTCGTAGGAAGGCACTATCTGCTATACGCACCCTAATTTCTGCTGATGCTTTCAGTGTCAAGTGGGATGGTGCTCCTGCTGTCGTGTTTGGGACTAACCCTGACAACGGACAGTTCTTTGTAGGTACTAAGAGTGTCTTTAACAAAAAGAAAATCAAAATCAATTACTCCTTTGAGGATATTGACAAGAACCATAAAGGGGATCTTGCTAATATTCTTAGGTTATGTCTTCGTTATCTCCCTCGTATCGATACTATTGTCCAAGCTGATTTTATCGGGGTCGGCCCAGGCAGTGTTTATCGTCCTAATACTATTGAGTATAAGTTTCCCAATCAAATTACTCAGCAAATTATTCTAGCACCACACACCAGTTATGTTTCGATTCATCCAGATAGTAGGAGTCACTTCGGGGTTAATCTTGTTAGTACACAGGATTGTTACTTCATAGACACTACTAGAGCACAAGTTAAGGACAACTGGATAAACCTTAAGTGGTTATCTATCCTTAAAGACCTTATGTTTGCTGGTAAAGCAAACAAAAAGACCTTAGCAGAGGTCAGAAAGCATGTAAATTCTGCTATAAGATGCGGAGATAAACTAGATGCCTCCGCACTTTTTGAAAGCTACGTTGAAAAGTTTGATAAATACCAGTGTGGAGTTAACTTAAATACATTTAAAGTATGGGTTAACATCGCCAAACTGAAACTCCGTCTATTGAATAATATTGAGACTACAGATAATGTTAAGTGCTTCATCGATGGTACACCAACCGACCATGAAGGCTTTGTGACTTTAACTGATGACCCTTATAAGATTGTTGACAGAGAAACATTTAGTAAAGCTAACTTCAACCTAGATAAAAATTGGACGCATGAAAAAGTTTAGTGCTTTTCTATCAGAAGCAGAGAGGTCTATGGCCTCTAAAGAAGCTCAGACATTGAGACTATCCCACGTAGGGTATGGTAAGTATGCTAATGAGCAAGGGCAAGTTACTCACATGAGTAAGGATGGTCAACTTGTTAAGCTGACACCTCAACAACAGAATGCACAACAAATATCGGGGGTAGAAGATGAAGAAGGAGGAAATCAAGAGACGGGCGGCGAAGGTTCAATTGCTATTACATTTGGAAGATTCAATCCACCTACTGTTGGACACGAAAAACTACTTGACAGGGTGTCAAGAGAAGCCCAAGGTGGTGATTATAGGGTTTATGTAAGTCAGTCAGAGGATCCTCAGAAGAATCCATTGTCACCACAAGAGAAGGTGAATTGGATGTCTAAGTCTTACCCAGACCATGCTGATGCTATCATATCTGACGAGCAAATGAGGACTATATTTGATGTCCTTAAGGCATTAAATGAAGAAGGGTATGGAGAAGTTAAAATGATTGTTGGTGGTGATAGAGTTAGTGAGTTTAATTCTCTAGCACAGAAATACAACGGTCAGTTATACGAGTTTGAAAATATTTTAGTTCAATCTGCTGGTGATAGAGACCCAGATGGTGATGGACTAGAAGCAATGTCAGCATCTAAGATGAGACAAGCATGTGCTGACGATGACTTCAAGACATTTGAAGCAGGTACTACAGATTCTTTAAAACAGAAAGATAAACTAGGTTTGTATAGAGCAGTTAGGTCTGCAATGAAGTTAGAATCTGTTGGAGATTTTAACGATGCGTCATATAATCTATTTGAAATTGCTCCTAAGTTAGACCCACAAGGACTTAGAGAAGCATACATGCAGAAACAGATATTTAATGTGGGAACTATAGTAGAGAATGTTAACACAGGTGTACTTGGTAAAGTTGTAAGTAGAGGAAGCAACTACCTTATCTACATCGATGAAAATGATACCATCTTTAGAGGTTGGTTAAAGGATTTGGTGGAAGTTGATTACAGTAATCCTTCTGCTAGAGAGTTTGGAACTGATAGTCTTGCTACCTATGTCAAGAAATTAACTCCAGGCGAATTTGTTAAGAAGATAAATAAAAGTAAGAAAGCAACATTGGTGCAATGAACCTACGAGAATTACCTGACTTGTCTGATGCCTATAAACAGGTTCTAGACTTAGAAGAAAAGAAAAAATCCAAAGAGCCTCGCTGGCAGGATGATGACTGCGATGGTAAATGGTATGAGAAAAGTGATGTCGATGGTAAGACCTCTAAGAGGGAGAAGAAAGCCAAGGAGAAGGCATACAAAGCTGAAGGGAATCAAAGAAATCCTGAAGGAAGTATAAAGGATAGGTTTAAATCTAAACAAACAGATCCTTCTAAGGATGGGTTCACTGGTATAGGTGATTCAATTGCAGATATTATGAAACAGAATGCTGCAATGAAAAAGAAGGCTAAGAAAGAAGAAGTAGACCTTGAAGAAGCAGAAAGAACTAAGGCTAGTAGACTAGAGAGAAAGAGAAAACTCTATGATAAAACAGCCAAGAAGGCAATGAAAGATGCGATGGATACTGGTGAAGCATCTGGTCACAATAGATTTAGGATGAGTAGTATCAATACAGAGTATGAAAAATTGAGAGATAGAAAGGAAGAATTTGAATATGATTTAACAGAGGAGTGGATTGATGGTGGTGCAGAAGTATCTGGTGAGTACTTCTTCTCTGAAGGATTGAATGAAGATGGTTTAGAGATTGTAATGGAAGAGGTAGGTCTCGAAGATTTCATTGAGTTTGTTACTGACCCTATAGAAGAATTGTATGAAGAGAGGTCAGCAAGAAAGGCTAAGTCAAATGCACCATCTTATGAGAAGGTAAAGGCTGCTGTTGATAAGGCAGATGCTGCTAAGAAATCTGCTAAGAAGGGTGAATACTCTGCTGCATATAAGAAGAAGGAGACTGATGTTACTGACTATGGTGACAAGAAGTCTGCTGCTAAGACTAAATCTAATACACGTTTAACAGCAACAGTTAAACCTGGTAAGAAAGCAAAACCTGAGAAGAAAGCAGCAACTAAAGCAAAGGTTGAGAAGGCAGTAGCAAAAGCAAAGAAAACACAACCACCAAAACCTGCTAGTAAGCCAGGTATAATTGGTAAAATTAAATCAGCAGTTAAAGCAGGAGTTGATCGTCATAATAAAGCAAGAGCAAAAGGAAGAGAACCAGAAAAGAGAGTTAAGGAATTCGCTAAAGGATTTAAGAGTGGAGTTAAAGACACTGTTAAGTTTGCTGGTAAGGTGAAGAAGGCAGTTTCTGAGGACGTTGAATACCTTGACCTAACTGAATGGTTATCTCATTGTATTGATGAGCTTTCAGAAGATGAAACTATTGATGAAGTATCGGATGAAGATTTAGTAACCCTATTTGAAGAAGCAATCACTGACCTCACTGAGGATCCAGATGAATTGAATGAGATGCTTGTTACTATTGATAGTATGCAGTTGGATGAGCTTGTAGGTAGTGCGATTGGTCTAGCAGCTAAGGGTGCTCAAGTTGTAGGTAAGGCTGCTAAACAAGCAGCACGCTCTAAGAGATTGAAGGGAGCAGCAAAGACAGCAGGTCAAAAAGTTAGGTCTGGTTTACAGAAAGCAGGTGCTGCTGTTAAGTCTGGTGCTGAGAAAGCAGGTGCAGCAATTAAGAAACATGGACCTGGTGTTGCTGCTAAAGCAAAAGCTGGTGCTAAGTCAGCAGCAAAAGGTGCAGTTAAGGGTGCTGGTTATGCATCTGGACTTGCTCAACGTGCAGCATCATCAGCTAAGAAGGAATGGAAAGCTGGTAGAGAGCGTGGTCTGAAGAAGGGTGGTAGTTCATCTTCCTCATCTTCATCAT